AGAAATTCCCCAGTAAATGTCAATCCACATTTAGTTGCTATTTTGTTTAAAATTGTTTTGCTTCTAATTGCAGGATTAAGCTCTAAATAATCAATACCTCCAGCAGTTGTACTAATATCGTTTGAATTTGCTAATCCATAATTCCAAACTCTATTTTGTTTTGTAGATATTAATGGAAAAGCTAAATCTAAATCATTTGAAGTATTAATATATCCAATAGCATTTAATAAATTGTTAGTAAAATTCAAATCACTAAAATCCAAATCTACCAATTTAAACTTTTCAAACTTATCCTTTAATGATATAACAAGGCCATAAAATGTAATTGTATAACTTTCTACTTTATCGTTTACAATATTCGCTTTCTCGATAGCTATTTTCCCACTTTTAAATGGGCTTAGATCAATCTCAATGTAAGCGTTTCGTCGGTAGTTTGGATTTATAGAAGTATCGATAGCATTCTCATAATAATGCTTAAATATTCGATTGTTCTCTGCACTCGCAGGAATGGTAAATGTTTGTGAGAAATCAGTAAACACCTTTGAGATATCTTGTACGTTTTGAATCGAACTATTAATAATAATTTCCTCATCTTGGAATAGCTCAATTTTGTCATACACTCCTGCAGTTTCATTTTCAATCCAAATATCAACTTGTCTCATTTTACATTTTGTATTAAATCGTAAGCCACTTCAAACTCCATTTGGTAACTAAATTGTTTGTTGTTCAAGTGTTTGAACAATTCTGTTTTATCTGTTTTCAAAATAGCAGGTTTACCATCTATTAAAACTCTTTCACTTAACATCAACTCTTCTATTTGGAAGTTACTATCTTCTTCCATCCAACCTGTATTTAATGTAAAAGTTTTGCGTCCTGTCTTATTAAAGATTTTAGATACACCATAAATTGGGTCGTAATTCCATGAAGTTTGTTTAATGTTATACTGCTTTGAATTCGTAGAAATATTTTCGTTTGACGATTTAAAGAACCATAGAAAATTCCACATACCAAACTTATCTATGTAATCAATTTTAACAGGTGTATATTTGCATTCAAGTATAGGTTTAAATGTAAATGTTTTTAAAACAGTAGAGCCATTTTTTAATTCTAAAATATTCCCACTGAAATAATTTCCACTTAAAACTTTTGGTATCACTCTAAATTGAGAAGGATTAGAACTACTTGTACTTAAATCAACAGTAGTTATAACTCCCTCTATTAAATCTGTATAAACTGCAGATGTAACAGGTGAAGTTCCGTTGTATTTATGAATCCCAATATGTCCTATTCTTCCAATTGTATTTGAATCAGGATAGTAATAATATACACCTGAATTAGCATAAACACCAGCTATTGCATTATCTGCATTGGCATAATCTTCAAATGAATTATATCCATTTGTCGCAACACCTTTATAAAATGTTCCTAATAAATATCCTTCTCCTAAATCATAATAAGCAAACACCTCATAATAACAATATTCGTAATTGTCTAATGGAGCTGTATTAGTCAATGATGGTTGCGGTGATGAATTACTTATAAACTCTCTACAATATGGTGAAATATCAAATGTAATTTCTGTTAAATTACTGCTAGGAATTGGTTTGCTTAAAGTATATTGAGGTGAAGCAGGAATTGTATTAATTGTGTTAGACAAATATATTTCAACTTTACCTGATACTTGACCTTCTTCGTTTATACTTACAATGAAAGGTGATCTCGCATAAATTCTCGCTGTTACAGATGAACTCATTTTAATTGTTGTTTAAGTAATTCTTCTAATACCAAACCATATCTATCAACTATATCATTTGGTAATCTTTCAAATGCTTTGTTAAATGGCTTTGTAAAGAAATAACTTGGTTTTAACCCTTTGTTGTATATAGCACGTGTAATTAATCGAGCTGTTTGGTCGTAGCTTAAAAATCTTCCTTTAGCTCCTTCTTCTTTTGATTTAAATTGTATTCTCTTTGCTTTTACCCATGCTTTAATTCCTTCTGTTAAACCTCCTTTTTGTCATGTTCCAGTTCCAAACTTATAAGGAGAATTAGGAGCGCGATTGCTTGAAGTTTTACCTTTTACCCCTTGGTCTTGATAGCTTCCGTGGTCTTCCATTTCAAAATACAGACCGATAGACGAACCTTTTTTACTTGCGAATGTTTCTCCCTTGATTGAGTTGTAAAGTTTCTTAGAAACGTTTTTTCCTCCTCTCGTTAAGTTAGCACGTGATTGGCTTACTACATACTTTTTAAAGCGTTCTAATTCTTGTATTAATTCATCTCTTAACATATTGTCCCATTGTTGTATAAAGCAACATCTAAAGTCAAAGTACACCCTGCAACTTTATCTACAAACCTATCTGAAAAATATTCAATATTTGCGCTTTCATCTACTAATTGCATTCCGTTATTGTGAAATGCACCACGTCTGAATAGCTCGTAGATTCTAATTGCTTGTTCGTTCATTTGGTTTATTATATCGTCCTCATTATCGTGCGAGTAATACACGTGTGAACTTTCTTTTTTATTATGGTCTAATATATCCATTAAAATAAAAGACACGTTATAAACTATCGTACTGCTTTCTATTCTTGAATTGTTAATAGATATGTGACAAATTGGATAAAGTGATACCTTTTGCAAGTCCACTTGGTCAATACTTCCCTTTGTTATCGTGTTGATAAATGGTTCTTGGTCTAAAATAGTCTTTAGTTTATCTATTAGCGTGTAATATCCTATCATTTTCTTGCTGTATTATTTTGTTTAAATCGTGTTTATAAGTTAGTAATGTAAGGCACTTGTGTAATCCTTGCCTTGTAACTTCGTTAAACTTTGTAATGTCTCCGTTAGCGAGGTCATAGATTGAGTGATACCATCCCCATTGTTTGCTAAATTGTCCTTTTGCGGTATAGTCTGGAGTTCCCTCGTCTGTGCTTCCAAATAGTTTGGGATAGCTTTCAACAATTCGAGTCCTAAAGTCCAAAAAAAAACCTGTGCTGATAATGCAATGTTTAAAGGAGTATATTTTAAAACCTCTGTAAAGTCTTTTCCTCTGTCCTTTGATTCAATAGTATATAAATCTTTTTTACGTTCCTTAATTGGCCTGTAAAGTATAGATAAAGCTTTGTGTAACTTGTTTACGTCTGTGATGTTTGCTTCGATGTCAACGTACTCCTCAAAACTTATATCTTCCAGGTTAGGAATGAATCCAAACTCTATACCTTCAATAGTGAATCTTTGTACAAATGCTCTCGGCTCTTCAAATATCTTCTTAAAGTGTGCCATCAACTCATTTATAGTCGTGGCTTTCATGCTTACGATATTCGCTAAAGACACATTGCAAAATATTTCAATCATCTTTTGAGTGATGAACGTAGCGTCTTCATTTGTTGTTGCTATCGTGTTATACTTCTGATATTGTTTAAGTGTTATTTCACTCAAATTATCAGGAACATTCAATTCTATCTTCATAATATATTAACTATCTAATTCCTATTTTGTAGTTACCTCTATTCTTATTAATACCAAGCGTTTCCATTTCGTGGTATCTGATCCCATCTATTGCGTGGTTGTTACTATCTATTGGTTTATTTAATCTCGCACCACTTTTATCGCTATCCCAAACATAACCTCTTAATTCTTTAATTACATTCACGCTGTTAGAAGTAACTAAATAATCTTGGCTTTGCATTATTTGAATACCAAAGTTAATAGAATCTTTACCCTTGGTTACACCTTTAATCATTTTCCCAAATCTTCGTATTTCTTCTATTGATTTAGGTTCTGAACTATCTGCATAAATTGGAACTTGATTAGGAAGTAATTTAGCAATGTCCGAGTTAATCATTCCTGTTTTGTAGCATAACTCATTAATTATTCTTTGATTATTATATGAGTATATTTCTATTATTGTTGTTGGATCATTCGTGTAACCAAAATCGACTCCTATTCCTAAAAGTTTTGCTTCGCTTGGTATGTTGTCAATTATCTTCCAATTGGAAAAAATTACTCCTTCGAGCATTCCTATTTCACCTAATCCATAAACACGCCACCAATTTTCCCAGTAAGAACTTGTTTTTGCTTTTAATTTATTCTTTTCAATTTGTTCTACTATTGATTGATCTAACGCTTCGTTATCTTTATAGGTAAGGATTATAAAATCTGAATCTGTTTCTCCTTTTAATTCCGTATGTACCCAAAATTCATTGGCAGGATTGAAATCTAAAAATACTTCTTTTTTTGTACGTATAGATAATTCATTATATGATTCAAATGTTACATTATTACATTCGTTTATGTAAAGTATATCTCTCCTTGCTCCTCTTAATTTGCTTGAGTCATCCGCACTAAAGAACTCAAATATGCTACCATTTTTAAACTGATAATTTAAAAGTGATTTATTAAATTGACTGTCGCTATATCTATTCGTCCATTTTAATATTTTAATAAAATCTTTTAAAGCTCCACGTCTTAAATGTGGTATAGATTCAGCAACAACGCTTATTTCTAAATTAGGATTGTTAATTGCTTTATTTATTAATACGGCTAATATAGAATAAGTCTTAGAAGCACTTGTACCCCCTTGAATAATCTTTATTCTTTTTTTTAATGCAAGTACTTTATTCGTTGCTGTCGTCCTCTTGAACATCAGGAAATAATGGTTGTTCTAATATTGTTTGTTCTATCTGTTGAAGTGGTGCTCCGTAACCTGAATCCATTAAAGCTTTATATGCTGCTACATCTCCTTCACGTGCTTTTTTAATTAAAGCCAAAGTCATCAAATCTTCTTGACTCATTGTCTCTTCAGCACCTGTTAAAGGGTTCTTTAGCTTTTGATTAACTTCTAACCAGTACTTTGCTATCGTGCTTCTGTTCTTTGCACCTTTGGGTCTTCCGTTAGGGTTTCCGCTTTCGCCCTTTTCCCATTTTGGTTGAATATCTTTATAACCAGCCATATCGTTGTTTATTCGTTGTTTATATATTATTATAAATTCAATTGAATACTAAATGAGGTTCCCCTATGTTTTGCCTCTTTTATCATTCCTGGATACATTTGAATTAATTTTTTAACCGCTGTTTTTTCTTTGTCTATCCTTTTGCTATCCCTGCAACCCCCTCTTGTTTGAGTGTGTTCGTGTTGCATAAAAAGTATATTTGACCTTACTGTTATCCCTCTTTCTTTTAAATGTCTTAATGTTAGTTCATAGTCTTCTTTTACCTCAAAAGTTTCGTCAAAATAATATGTTCCATCATTAATAATTCCCATACAACTACCTAAACATACACCATTGAACAAAAATGGAGAATAGGCATAATTTGTTAAATTATTCCCTACTGTAAACAAACCAAAAATTTTAGAATTAGTTTGTTGTGTTATATCAAACAATTTTATTATCTCGTTTATATAAATACTTTCTTCAGTTACTCTTTTTACTTTATATTTTAAATCCGTTCTTTCAATGTACCCACCATATTGTAAATCGTCATCTAAAAAAAAAACATTTTTTCCGTTATTATATTTTAATATCCAGTTTCTTGTTGCTGTTATTCCTTTTACATCAATAGGAATAGTTACAATTTCATTTTCGTAAATAGAATATTGCATTAATTCACTTTCAGGTATGTATAAAGTTGCAGATTTAAATATTTTTTGTGAAGTAATTAAACCAGCTCTTCCTTTACTTGGTATTGCTATTTCGAAGTCCATTTGATACTCTTTCTTTAAATGTTTTAAAATCAAAAACTCGTTCTAATCCTGTTGTTACTTTATCACTTGAACTACCTATTGCGCAACCGCCTTGACGAACTAAACCACAAGAAAAGATTTGTTTTAACTCTTCCCACTCATCGCTATCTTCATCAGCCATAATTATCATGTATTCTTTTTTTGGTATTACTTGTAGCGATTTTGGTATTTCAATTTTTTCATCTTCTTTTAATTTATCTATTTTCTCATTAATAGGTAAATCTAATCCCCAATCTTCTAATTCATCTGCATTCCATTCGTTTGCTAAATCATCCCAATCCCATTCACCAAAACCAACGTTATCTTTTATTAAGAATTCGTTTTTTTGTTCCTCAGTCCATTCATCTGCTATTATAATAGGAATTTCTTTTATTCCTAATTCATTACACGCTTTTAAACGCATATTACCACCCAATACAATATATTTACCATCTACATCAGTAAAGACTATCAGAGGGCGTTTATTTAGCATATCAGGGAATTCTTGGATAGACTTAACAAGCTTTTTAAATTTATCGTTTTTTATTACCCTTGGAATCTTTGGGTTT